GTTAGATGGTTATATGGAAGCTGAATTAGTTGCGGCAAGAGTAGGTGCAAGTAAAATGGGATTCTTTAAATCTGCTGATGCTGATAGTTATACTGGAGAAGATAAAACAAATACTAATAATCCAATTATGTCTGCTGAACCTGGTACGTTTGAACAATTACCAACTGGAACTGATTTTCAAACATTTGATCCACAACACCCAACGACAGCATTTAAAGATTTTACTAAATCTATTATTAGATCAATCGCAAGTAGTTTAAATATTAGTTATACGACACTTGCAAATGATTTAGAGAGTGTAAATTATTCAAGTATTAGACAAGGTGCATTAGAAGAAAGAAATTATTGGCAGTGCGAACAATATAAGATTACTAGAAACTTTCACGATATTGTTTATGCTGGTTGGTTGGAAATGGCTTTATTAACAAACTTATTAAGTGGTCTTCCAGCTTCTAAATTTCCTAAATTTAATCAACCTATCTGGAGAGGGAGAGGTTGGCAGTGGATTGATCCTAAAAAAGAAGTTGAAGCATTAAAAGTTGGTGTAGAAAATGGCTTTTTATCACACCAAGATGTTCAAGCAACTTATGGTCGTGATGTAGAAGATGTATTCAGTCAGATACAGTCAGATAAAGAATTAGCAGAAAAGTTTGGAATACAATTAGCGTTTGAACCTTTTGGACAAAAACAAATACAACAAAATCAACCAAAAGAGGTTGAAGAAGAAGAAAAAAATGAATAGATATAAATAATGGACACAAAACATATTCAAAATGTAACTGAAACTGATAATTCGGTTACTATAACTTTTGAGAAAGATAATGACGCTAACGACAAAGGGATCAGCAAAACATCTAGTAGCGAAACTACTGTATCATCAGTACCTGAAGAAAAAAAGGAATCAGTTAAGGAAGAAAAGAATAATAAGATTGAAGAAAAAATGATTACACAAAAATCAGACAAAGAAAAACTATATCGTGTATTTGGTTTTAATAAAAAGGAGATTAGCGAAGATAACAGAACTGTTGACTTGGCATTTTCTTCTGAAGAACCATACGATAGAAGTTTTGGAACAGAAATTTTAAGTCATAATCCACAAGACGTGGATTTTTCATTTATTGCTAGTGGTAGAGCGCCATTATTACTCAACCACGATTTAGAAAAGCAAATAGGAGTCATAGAAGAAGCTAAAATCAGCGATGCCGACAAGGTAGGTCGTGCAGTCGTGAGATTTGGTAAATCAAAACTAGCTGATGAGGTTTTTCGTGATGTCATAGATGGCATTCGCAGTAATGTGAGTGTGGGCTATGAAATAATGAAGATGGATAGAGTTAAAGGCGATGATGAGGACGAGGACAAGCCAAAATATCGTGTTAACTGGAAACCATTGGAAGCGTCTATTGTTTCCGTACCAGCAGACTCAACTGTTGGCGTAGGACGCAGTAGGTATGATAATTCAACCGACCAAGATAGTCGTAAAGAAACTATTGAGGTCATAACTAGGGAAAACACAATGGAAAAAGCGAAAGAAAATCCAAAAGTTGAAACTCCACAAGTTAATGTTGAAGAACAAATCGCTAAAGCGAGAAAAGACGAAACAGCTAGAGTTAAGGAAATACAATCTTTAGGGTCAAGACATAATTGTAAAGACCTTGCAGATAAATCAGTTAATGATGGCACAAGTCTTGCTCAATTTAGAGGAGTTGTTTTAAACAAACTTGGCGAAGCAAAACCTTTGGACAAGAAAGATGAAGTTGGACTTTCTAACAAGGAATCACGAGATTATTCTATTGTCAAAGCTATAAAAGCGATGGCAACTGGAAATTGGTCTGGTGCTGAACTTGAAAAAGAAGCGTCTGATGAAATCTCTCGTAACACTGGCAAAACTCCAAGAGGAATTTTCATTCCGTCAGATTTAAGATGGAAAAGAGATTTGATTCAAGGGGTAGCTGGTGATGGTGGAAACTTGGTTGCAACTAATCTTTTAAGTGGTTCATTTATTGAAGCATTAAGAGCAAACATGGTTGTTAAACAAGCTGGTGCTTTATTTTTAAGTGGTCTAGTTGGTGAAGTTGCAATTCCAGCTCAAAATGCAGTTAATTCTGCATCGTGGGTTGCTGAAAATGCGGCTGTAACGGAAGTTAATCCAACTTATAGACAAGTCACAATGGCTCCAAAAACATTAGGAACATTTACTGACATATCAAGACACTTAATGCACCAATCGACTCCAGCAATCGAAACGATCGTAAGAAATGATATTATAAAAACATTATCTACGGAAGTTGATAAAAAAGCTATTCAAGGTGATGGCACTTCAAACACTCCTACTGGTATTTTAAGTACAAGTGGAATAGGTGCAGTTGCTATTGGTACGAATGGTGGTGCTGGTACATGGGCAAAAGTTGTTGAAACTTGGAAAGAAGTTGCTACTGACAATGCGAATATAGGTGCGTTGGCTTGGGTTACTTCTCCACTCCAAATTTCTCGTTTTATGGCGGCGGCAAAAGTTAGTTCTTCTGACTCCGTTATGATTATGAACGATCAAAAAACACTTATGGGCTTTAATGTCTTTTCAACAACAAATTCTCCAGATAACCTAACTAAAGGTACAGCAAGTGGAACTTGTTCTGCTCTTACTTTTGGAAACTTCAATGATTTGATCATTGGAGAATGGGGTAGTTTGGACATATCTGTTGATCCTTATACTAATGCCGCTAAAGGTGGTACTAGAATAATTGGGTTATACGATGTAGATGTTGCTGTTAGACACGCAGAAAGTTTTGCGGCAATTAAAGATATAACAAGCTAATATTTGATTATTAGTGTGTAAAACAAGATTAGGCGTGGCATTGACCACGCCTTTTCTTTTAGATACAAGGAATTATTATGAAGATAAAAATATTAAAGCAGACTTTTGTTAAAGGCGAATTTGCTGAAGCTGGTAAAGTTGTTGAAGCGTCTGAAGCAGATGGTAATGTCTTAATTGGTGGTGGACACGCTGTTGCTGTTGCTGAATCAGCTAAAAAACCTGTACATAAAGAAGCTGTTAAAAAGAAAAGTATCTTTTCACGTAAAAAAAAGAAATAGGAGTTCTATGAAAGACTGGTTAAAACTAGCAAAAGCGAATCCTAAAATTTCTATTGGAATTGTTGTTGTTATTCTAATTATTTTATTCGCAATATTCTAATGTAATGAAATTATCTTTTATCAAGTATGGTAAAAGAAAGATCAAAATTCATTATGAAATTCCTAAAGATTATTTAGGATTATACGATCCGAATTTACATACACTGCATTTAGACAAGAGGTTGAAAGATTTAAGGTTATTTAATACTTTAATGCACGAGATGTTTCATATAATTATGAATATGGAAGATATTGATGTGAATACTAAAGGGGAAGAACCTATTGCTGTTGCAGTAGGTAATGGTTATGAAAAGATATTCATGGCCAATCCATCTCTAGTAAAAGTATTAACAAAATGTTTAAAAAAAAACAAGTAATATGGCAATAGAAACAGATACAGAACGAGCAATATTCTTTGATACAGACGATTTTGCTAAATCAGCGACTTTTACTGATGTCAGTGCTGGTACAAGTTCAACAGTTAAAGGTATTTTCGATAAAGAATCAGTAGAACAGAGTGTAGGCGAAGCTGGGCTTATAGAAGAAGTCCCAGTCTTTACTTGTAAATCAAGCGATGTTTCTGATGCTACTTTCAATGATACTTTTGTTATTGATAGTGTTACTTATTACATTAAAGAGATACTTCCTGATGGAACAGGAATGACGAGATTTACATTATCAGGATAATATGGCACACGTTAGAAAAGCAATTAGAGAACACGTAGTTACCACAATTACTAGCTTATCTACTACTGGTTCTAATGTTTATGAAACAAGATACTTTCCTTTACAGACTGGGAATCTTCCAGCTTTGATTGTTTATACGTTAGATGAAACAGTTGAAGATTACACATTGGGCCAAAATACTAGAACTCAATTCAGAGCATTAAATTTAATTATCGAAGCACATTGTCGAGGAACAGCTAATATAGATGATACATTAGATACGATTGCAGAAGAAGTAGAAGAAGCGATGGTTACTGATATTACTCGTGGTGGACACGCTAAAGATACAAAATTAGTTTCAACAGAAGTGGATTTTGATACTGCTAGTCAAAAGACAGGATTGATGAGGTTGACGTATTTAATTTCATACAATACAACAGAGAATGCAGTACAAGCTGGAGTATAATTATGGCAAGTAATATTATTAATTTAAAATCGCCTAAAGGAGATACAACTATTTCCGTTTCAAAAGATATGGAAGAATATTATTTGAAAATGGGCTACACAAAGGTTGGTGTTACTGTTACAAAACCTTTTAGTACGTTTAGCAATAAAGCTAAACAGAAAATAAAAAAAGAGGAAAATAAATAATGGCAACACATACAGGAAGTTCAGGTTTAGTAAAAGTTGGAACTAATACTGTTGCTGAAGTAAGAAGTTTTACTTTAGACACAACAGCAGAGTTACTTGAAGATACTACATTAACTGATACTTCTAAATCTTTCCAAGTTGGCAAAAAAGGTGCAACTGCATCTGTCGAGTGTTTCTGGGACGAAACAGACACTAACGGACAGATAGCAATAGCGGAGGGCAGTTCTGTCGCATTAAATTTATATCCAGAGGGTGCTGATTCAGGGGATTATTATTATTCAGGTACATATCTGATTACTGCTAATTCTGTTACAACGCCTACTGATGGAATAATTGAAGCAACATTTTCAGCTACTTTAACTGGTGCGCTAACTAGGGGTACAGTATAATAATTTGACTATTTAGCTGAATTTAAGTATTTACTCTTTTATGAGTGATATTCTTGAAAAAGCCAAAGAACATTTTAAAGAAATAGACAGGAAGATTATTGATGTTCCTGAATGGGGGATTACTGTCTATGCTAAACCTTTAACTTTAGCTGATAAAAGAAAACTTACTCGTAATACCAAACCTGATGACGTTACTTTATTTGCTGACGTTCTCATTCTTAAAGCTGAAGACAAAGAGGGAAAAAAACTTTATTCATTAGAAAGCAAACACGCTTTAATGAACGAAGTTGATCCTGAAGTTGTGGCCAGAGTGGCCCAAGACATTTTGTCTGTTGTGCCAGTTGAAGACTGGCTAAAAAAAAATCAGAACTGATAACGAACTTTTAAATATCCTACATCTTGCCAAAGACCTGAACTTGAAACTATCTGACATTATGGATATGAGTGTGAATGAGTTTAACTTATGGTGTGCTTTTTACGATAAGTTAAATCGTGATAGCAAGTTAAAAAGATAATGGCAAGAAACAGATTACAATTCGATATAAACGCAAAGGATAGAACTAAACGAGCATTTAGTTCACTTAAACGTGGACTTAAAGGCGTAAGTAAAGCTATCTTTAATATGAAGACAGGACTAGCGGCTGTTGCTGGTATAGCTGGTTTAGGTTTATTAATTAGAAATTCATTAAATAGTATTGACAAGTTAGGAAAGTTATCTCGACAAGTATTCATTTCAACTGAACGATTAGGTGCATTTAGATTATCAGCAGAACTAGGTGGAACATCTTTAGAAGCATTTGCAAAAGGTGTTCGTACAATGGCAGTTGGAATTAATGATTGGCTTGTTAAAGGAACTGGTATTGCACAAGACGCATTCATACAATTAGGAATTACCCAAGATCAATTAAGAGAAACAAATGGAGATTTGTTTTCACAATTTCAATTAGTCGCTGATGCTTTAAGAAATATGAAAGACGGCACAGATAAAACTGCGGCCGCTTATAAATTATTTGGTGGTAGAAATATTGAACTCTTAACTGCTATTGAAAATGGCACAATGGGAATGGAAGAACAATTTGAGATGGCTGAAAGACTTGGTCTTGTTATGTCAAAAGAAGTTGTTCTTGGAGTAGAAGCGGCTAACGATTCAATGGCTTTATTAAAAATGGGTATGGTTGGTTTAACTCAACAATTTTCTGCGGCATTAGCACCAGCTATTTTAAGAGTATCAGATAATATAAGAGAATCATTGTTACATTGGATTGAAAAGACTCATGGAAGTATTCAAAATTTTGGAGATTATTTAGCAACTAAATTAATGAAAGGTTTATTTGAGTTTGCTGAAGTTATGATTCACGTTGGAACAGCAGTTACGAATACTGCTATTGCTATGAGTAATTTAGGAGTTGCCGCACAAAATGTTGGAAAATTATTTACTATTGGCGAGTGGGGTGCAGAGTGGGTTGAGTTTAATAAATTTGTAAAAGTTAGTGATGAATCATTACAAAAATTAAAAAGAACATACGAAGAATTAACTACTTCAGGAGAAGAAGATTTTGGAATAATTTTTTCACCAGAAGCATTAGATAAAGCTAGAGATAGGATTGAAAAAAGAGAATTAGTATCAGCAGAAAAACGTAAAAAGATTTTTAATGAATTATATGCTTTTGAAGATGCTAAAATGAAATCACAAGAAAAAATGTATGAAGAAAACGAAAAAAAGAAAAAAGAACTTCGTACACAAGGATTAAAAGATATGAGAAGTAATTTAGAGGGAACTCTAACTATTATGTCAGGCAATTCTAAAAAAGCATTTAAAATGTTACAAGCACATAAAATAGCGGAAGCAATCGTTAATACTTATTCTGCTGTTATGAAAGCGTTT